GGTAATGCTTTTCTAATTTGTGATACAATCTTTTTGAGAAAGAACTCTGGTTGTCCTGTTACAGGGTTTTTAGAATTGAGTTCATGACCAACAATATATCTGCCGGGTTCTATACCCATGTCAACCATGCTTTGAAATAATCGTTTTTTCAATAGAGGGTTTCTATCTAAAACCTCCATTGGAACAACGGTTTCACCTTCAGCCGCGTGTACGATATACGTATCTTCATAACGACCAAGACCACCAAGAGATGATACAAAACTTTTAAAATTATTTAAAGACTCAATACCTTGCATGCTTATTTCATGACCTCACCAAATATATCTAGTTTGTTAACTTTGATTGCAACATCACGTTGAATGTCTTCTGATGTTGTAGCAGTTGCAGGGTTGTCCACGTCAGCCTTTGCTTCTTTTTCGTCAGCGTACGTCTGTCCTGTTTTCGCATTAGTGATAGATGTATCAGTTTCGACGGGTGTTATAGTCGGACCTGCTCTACCTGCTATTACGTTTTCATCTTTTTTTATAATCATTTTCCCATCCTTTTGCAATATATTTTAACATTTCCAACGTCTTCTAGCTTGTCTTAGTCTAGAATTAGGATCTTTTGCGGCTTTTGGAAACTTCTTCATCTGTCCTGCACTACGTGCACAGAATGACTTACGTCTGTTCGCGGCCTTTGATCCGGGTTTCACTTTGCCTGTTACAGCAGTCTTGAGCTTTGATCCGGGATTATCACGACGATATTTAGCAACACCTGCCGCTGTCATGCCAGCACCAGACTTAGTTGACCTAAAATACTTCTTTGTTTTAGGTGGTTGCTTATCTCTTTTTCTTGCCATGTTTTTTCCTTATTGCTTCCTTACCTCGTTTAGCTATTGCCGCTTGCTGTGGTTTGCCGGCCACTTTAGCTCTTTGTTCTACCACCGTCAAGATTTGTATCTTTCTTGCGAAGGGCTTATTAACCTTTTTAACTTTTGCCACTGTTCTCCTAGCGTCAGCAGGAGTAGCAAACTTGATAGGTACAGTATCACGCGGATTCTCATCAGTATAGAGTCGTCGTCCACTGCCCTTTGGTTTTTTACCTGTGCCAAGTTTAGGATCTTTTTTTCTTGCCATTCTTAACAATGCCTTTTAAAGTTTTTGCTTGACCAGCATGTAATTTAGATGCCTTGTTAAGACCCTTAATTACTTTTTTTACTTTTTTTCTTTTTTGACTTGTCAACATTTTTTATTACTCCTTTGTTTTTTGAAGCGTAGAAAACGGCTTTGGCATCTTTACCATAAGTCTTTTTCATAGACTTCATAATTTTTTTACCCTTTACGTTTAGTGGCACTCTTTTTCCTTTTTGCAAATGTTCTCACATTAGTTGGTTTACCACCAACGCCCTGCGCTTTAGATCGTTTTCTAGATACAGCAGAACGTCGTTGACCTTCAGTCATACTAGCGGCTTTTGCGGCTGGCACACATTTAGGATATTTTCTTTTGGCATCTTTTTTTTGTTTTGACCTGCCACATTTAGCAAAGCCTCCACCTTTTTTCTTAGAGCCAATATCAACCCAGTCCTGTTTGAACCATTCTCTTAATCCGCCTTTTGCCATTATGTCTTCTTTGTTTTCTTACGTTTACTTGCCATGACTGCGCCACAACCTTTTGCAATGCCGCCTTGAGCATAACTAGAAACTTGTTTACGCCCTTGTGATATTTTGTTGAAGTCAATCATACCACCCATAGCTTTTTTAGGTCCTTTAAAATCTTTTCTTTTCACACCGCTAGGATCTTTAATCTTACCAGCACAGATTTTAGAGGCGTATGCATTTGCATATGCACTAGGATATACGTCGAACTTTCTCTTTGCCGCCGCTTTCCCTCTAGGACATAATTTAGTCATTATTTTTTCCTCACTGTTTGCGCCGCTCTTTTAAAGTTTGCGGCAGTAGGTGCACCTTTAGCGCCTTTCTTTCGCATCTTACCACCACGCTTTCTTTTAGCGTGTATGTTTGCGTAAAGACCCTTTTTCATTACTTCTTACCTTTTTTGGCTTTTTTCATGCCTTTTTTCTTAGCGGCAGTAATAATATCACCTCTTGTTATTTTATTAGGATCTCCGTACATAGCGGCTAGCTTAGCTTTTTTCATTTTGCCCTTTGCTTTACCACCTTTGCTGTACATCATGCCACCACCCATTGCCATGGTTACAGGTTGATTTCCGTCTTTCTTCATTGTAGTTTTTTTCTTTTTCTTTTTAGCCATAGCCATAGCTAAAGCTTGTTTCATTTTTGCAGTCATCATAGTATTTATCTCCTATACATCTGATATTTCTAACACACTTAAAATTATACTCAAGTCATTAGCATTTTCAGCTTGAGCCTTGATAATCTCAGATTCTTTGGCTATCAAAGGCGTTGGTCCTGCCACCGAACTATCGGCGGAATCTTGCTCCATATTACCGGTCGCAAGAAGCTCTTGTGATCTCTTTGCTTGTATTGTTCTATCTTTTTCTAACATAAATATATTTGATCCAGAATCTACTAATGTCACCGTGATATTACAATCATTACTTGTATCTTCGTTTGCAACACGTATAGATTTTATTATGGCTGTCTTTGCTGTGGGCACAGTATAGATAGTTGTTAGGCTTGTGTTGGCTAACTTTGCTTTGTGATTAGTGTAGACGTTAGGCATTACGACAAAAAGAAACTAATACGCTCATCATCTTCACGTAGTTTTTCTGGTATGTATGTGTTATTTAAAATAAAGATAACTTGCTCTAGTGTTTGAACTAGTTGAGATACCTGTTCTCTACTATACTCTTCTGTTGCTTCTGGTAAACGTGGTGTTACAATCTTTGACATTAGCTACCTCTCATTCCGTCTGGTCTTATTTCTAGACGCATCGTGCCGTACCGCCATTTATCACCAACAGCATCACTACTAATTCTAACAGCAACTTGTCTACCACGAATACGTGTATTAACTTTTGTCGTTGATGTTGTTACATCAAATGATCCATGACTTGTTTGTGTGCCGGATGGATATGGTCTAGTCTTTATTGTAATATCTGCGGTGCCTGTTAAATCCTTAAAGTCTGGTATAAATCTTGATATTGACATAAAATTATCACCGTCAGCGATATCTATATCACCAGATTCAATATGATTTGCCATAGCAGACCCATCATCTTCTGTTCCTGTTTCATGTAAAAATACAAATGTTCTACCTGCTTTAAGTCCTGTGATTGTAGATATAGTTGCAGTCGTATCTGTAGAATTAAATTGTGTAGCGTACGGCACTGGATAAACACCGTAGTCAGACCAAGATGTTCTAGCAAGTGTGCCGATATACCAAAGTTTTTCTGCGTAATTATATATTACCATTCTATCTATTTGATCTGAGTTAGCAGATGCATAAAACCACATGACTTCATTGTAATTTGAGTTAGCCGCACAATACACGTCTTGTTTTGCGTTTTGATTTATATCATCAAACACATGGTCCTCTACTGAACACGGTATTTTTTTTACAGCACCATCATAAACAAAGAAAGAATCATTGCTCATCCAGTATGAATTACCAGATACATCGACAGCCGCGTTAATACCTACAGCGCCACAGTTCGATCCTATTTGTTTAAAACCAAATGTTAAAGGTGCACCGATAAACTGCATTGAATATAATGCTGTGTCTGTCCATATCATAACAGCACCCCTTGATCTAACAGCGGTATTAATTTGGTTGCCATCAACTAGTCTAAATGATCCTGCTGTATTTGTAGCAGTAGGTGTCCAATCACTAGTTGATTCTTGATCAGACCAACGTATAAACATATTATCTTGTGTAGATGTTGTGCCTATAGTTGTTTCTGTTCCAAAACAAATGACATGTCTGTCATCACCAGATACAAGCATAAATCTAGATTTTGTAGGAGCACCACTTACTTCTGATGTACTAGCCAAACTTGTTAGTCCAGCAGACGTGTCCCAATAAAATAAACCACCATTAAATTGTAAAGCTAATACATCTTCACCCCAGTTATCAAGTGCCCACTTTGCTGATTCCAGTAATGGCTTATCTGCGCCTGTTAGACCTTCACGAGAAGTGTTCCATGTTGATGTGCTCCACGTACCTGCACCCCAACCATAACCGAATAATGACACGGCCGCGCCAGTATTGACTTGATATGTAGCATTAGCTGTAGCTCCTGTTGTTTCAGAACTAGCCGCCGCCTTTGCTTCTACTGTATAAGTATTAGCATTTGGAACTGTTAGTATTTCAAACTCACCTTGTAGGTTAGCGGCAGATATGCCACCAACAGCACCACTTACACTAGCGATGGTAACAAAATCACCTATCAAAGCACCGTGACTAGAATCAGTTACAGTGACTGTGGTAGATCCGTTTGTTGTTGCAAACTGTGTAATATTACCTGTGCCAGTGGCACGAGTAGGAGTAATGTCAGCATAGCTACCCTCTGAATATGCATACAGTTTTTTGTTAGTGCCATATATAATATAATTAACACCACCAAGATCAGAATAAGATAATATAGCTCTAGTTGCGCCGACGAGAGCATCGCTTGTTACTTTTTCCCATCCACCTATTTTTTCTGGTACACCGTATCTGAAACGAACATTATCACAATCTACCCAACGCCCTTCAGCGCCATACTCAGTGTTTTGTTTATCTATCCCCGGTGCTATCTGTAATTTTGATAAAGGCATAATTAAATCGCAGTGTCATAAATCCTTATAAAACGATCAGTACCATTAACATTAATACGTATTGCACCTACCTTTGATCCACCTTCATCTGTCGATGAAGATATACTCTTTGAACTATCAGAAGCAGAGTCACCATCAAATCTAATAAACTCTTGATCAACATCTCCTTGATCTAATGTTAAACAAGCTATTGCTCCAGTTGAACTTGCTTGATCGATTGTAACAAATGCACTTGTAGGTGATGATGTACCAAAACCTATTTTATCAGCAGAACCATCTGCAAAGAAAGCATGTGTTAAAGTATCTGTCTCTACTCTAAAATCAAGAGCGGCACCAGAATCGTTAAATGTAAATCCACCACCATCAAAGTCTATTGCGCCTGT